GTGCACTGTGTCGCTGAGAGATTTCAATTTGGTCGGTAACCCACGCCGATACGTTGTTACGTACTATAAACTTTTGGGCAGCACGATGACGAAGACGCGTTTTGGGAACACCTGTCCTAAAATCTGTGCGTATTGCCATCGTGCTGAGCTGGAGTTCTTGAGCATTCCACGATGCGCTGAGGACCACATGATACGTATCATGACGGTCGACCGCTACTGCCTCCGATGCAACAATTCGTGCTTCAGGTCGAAGTACGAGAAGGAGGACAAGGCAGTAGCTTTGCCCACGAGTTATATCGCTGATGCGACGAGCTTTGCCATGAAGTATGAGGCAAGCACGGCATTCGGCATTAAACCTTCGTGTGCAGAACTCCAGCTGGTGAACTTGGCATGTGCGGCGCGGGATGGCTTCCGCCGCCGCGCTTATTTGACGGTCGGTTACGCAGCAATCATCGATGAGCTTGTTTTCAGGGGTCCCTCATGGCTATGGAGATCGGTCACTACCATCCCACGCCTGGAGTTCTTGAAACAGTTCTATGGTTGTCCCACGGCTTGGGAAGCACTGGATGCTTTACCAGGAGGAGGACGTCCACCACGAACGCCGCTACCACTACCACCGCCAGCCGAGCCACCCAGCGATGATGAGGACGATGACCAAGAGGAAGGAGCTGAGAATGGTCAAAACAATGTCCAGGCACCAGGTGGGAACGCTGTGATTCCCCCTGGGCCTACAGGCCCAAGGCCTAATGTCGTCTGGTGTACACACCGGGGCATATGGGTTCTAGAAGAGCCCACCGCTGCTGCGGCACTCGCACAGGCAGCGGTCGCTACTACCGTGGAAGAGCAACAACGGGCTTACGTGGATGACGAAGTGTTGCACAGCACCACCACGGTGACGCAGGGTGAACGTCCAGAGTTGGTTGAGCCGCCGGGGTTGGGAGGCGGTGCTGCAAGTGGAAATAGAACTGCGAGGGCGCGGTTCCCACAGATTACAGGAAAATCCAACTACCTGCACTCGAACAATCCCAAGAATCTCCAAACCGCACATGATATGAGGAACATTGGTATTGGAGTTCACAACCCACTCGTGTCAGAGGCCAGGACACGAGACCTTCTTCTTGAGCAGTTGAAAGAGAAGGTCTTTACAGACAGTGCTCATAGGAAAGCCTTGCGTGACTTCGAGAGCGTGCGTAAATCAGCCTTACCCAAGAAACTCTCACATGATGAGAGGATGCGGGCAGAGATGGAGGCGATGAACGCGGCTTTTCGTGAGGACGGCGTAGGGTTTGACACTGTTGTGAAAGCATTTGTCAAGAGCGAAGTAACGGCTAAGGACAAGCCAAGGGCAATCGCGAATCATGAGAACACACGTTTGTACGCGTTGGCTAAGGTCGCCTACGTGTTCGAACACGTCATGTTCGATGTATTTCGCGGCGCCTCTATCAAAGGCCGCGCCAAGCGCGAAGCAATCGAGGGCATCTTCAAGGGCATGAGCGACATGCGTGATGGTGCTAGATTCGTCGAGAATGACTTGACGGCCTTTGAATTTGGCATCTCGGAGCCCCTCAAGCAGATCGAACAAGAGATCTTCAGGCACATCGCGCGATCAGTCGGCGTGGAAGAAAGCGGTGACCTGTTGTTTGATCGAGTCGTAGAGGACCGAGATAAATGTGCGACGTGGCGGATGACATACCGCGACAGCACCGGTGAAAGGAGGACTGCGAAGATAAGAATCCCGCAGACCATGCGCGAGAGCGGTGACCGCGTCACCAGCTCAGGGAACTTCCTACAAAACTTGATAGCATGGTTTTCCTTCCTTGTTGACCCGGAACATGTCGAGGATGCACTTGACGCGTTAATACGTTTTCGCGGTGCGAAAATGTTTTACGTGTCGCCGCGAGATACGACCTTGCACGAGGTGAAAGGTCGTATGGTACGCAGGAAATACTTGGCCTGCTTCGCATTCGAAGGAGACGACACCGCCGGTCGTTTCGAGGAGAGGATTTGGGCAGGGGGTGATGAACCATGCCCGACTCATGCTTTCTTTAAAAG